ACTTAGTCTTTAGATTAGACTCAAGATCTCATTAGACTTATTAATAGCTAATTTGTCACTTGTATTATATGCAATAAGTTTATCTTCTTCGAGAATATCTATAATATTAGCAGCTCCTTGCTTGTTTAGGCTATGAACTGCATACTTTGGAAGCTCTTTACCTTCGTTAATACACTTTGCCTTTAGATAAATCGCACAATCCCGGCCTGTCCTTTCCTTTACTTTACTATAATTGTACTCTGTTTTATTGCTAAGACTTAAGACACATTCATAGGAAGCAGACCTATCAAGGTCATGATCAAACGAGATAAAATCATATGTTTTCTCATCTAATGCTTTTTTGAATTGTTCAAAATCTCTTACTATTTCCCATTCATAAGATGTATAATCAATATTCATCCAGCATACATCACGCGGCCATCTTTGATCATCAAGAAATAAATTCTTTTGATTCTTTTTAAAGATTACATCGTAATTGGAATTGTACTTATTAGTATCAACTTTTCGCGGAAAAGATCCTTTACCGCCACTCCATTCGCCTTTCATATATATTATTTTAGTACTTGGTTTAGTTCTTTAACTATGTAAGAATCGTACGCTGTTTCGTCATATGGAAATTGACGATTAAAGAGATAATCAAAAAGTATATCTTGACTTATATCAGATTCTGGTTCTTTAAGAAGTGATTTACACTTTTCAAAAAGCTCATCATCTTCTTTTGCGTGTCTTGCAATAATTTCTCGCGCTTCGTCAAGAATTTTTTTGGATGCTTCGTTTTCAATCATACATTAGTATAACGGTTAAATTACTACTATCCAGATATATTTTTCGAGAAGTTTTTTACTACCGAACGAGCTCCGTTAGGAGTAAAGTATTTTTTATTCTCATTCCAGGAATCTGCAGTATGAATTTCAATCATAGAAGTACACTTATCGAGGTACACCATTCTTGCTTTCAAAGGACGGTAAGGAATATTTTTAGCACAAGTAATGCACTTAGTTAGTCCGAGCTCAACACGAGCCGGTTCAACAGGTTTTCCGCAGTAGCAAGTCATATTAGTTCTTTCGATACCTAATTATATGCTAGTTCGTTTTATCAGCTAGCACGAACAGCCTCTATAATTGCAAAATCGTTGCGCGGCTTTTGCTGTATTGTTCCCTTTATTCTTCTGCTTAGCCTTAAGTCGTTTAGCTTTAGAACAAGTAAGCTTACCTTTAGTTTGACGTTTAAGGATCCCTGGTCTAACAGGTTTATGAACATTCTCCTCATCTTCAACACAATTATTCACCCGTACACCATCTTTTAGTTTTGTTCCTTTTTTACGATAGCCCTTCCAGCATTTTTTATCCAGGCGCACTTTCGCTTCTGTTAACTGTTCACTATCTGTATAATATTGCTTGAAGGTTTTCATAACTAATTTGTTCTAAACTTTGCAGGAGATTTTAACTTATCGATTAATACTAATTCATTACTAGGAGTTGATTCATCATAATCACTATAAGCAGTTACAGTGTAGGTACCAGCCCATGGATAGCTTACACTGTATGTAGTAGCAGGAGCCTTCACATCCCCTACTCTAGTCCAAGTTACGGTAGTACCGTTAACTACCTTCTTATAAATATAAAACCCTTGAGCTCCTTTACTATCAGGATCAGAAAAATCATAATCCCATGTTGTGCTTACTGCTGTAGTTTTTTGTTGTGCAGTTACATCACACCCTATTAGTAGTAATGAGGTTAATATCAGTGAGTATGCAGATAATTTCTTATACATTATTTTAAATCTTTAATAACATCTATCGGCTTCTTTGCAAACATCCTACCTAATTTTACTATACCGCTAATAATCTCTGGTGTTATAACCCCTATAATACCGTATGACATAGCTTTAATCAAACTAGATATATCAGTTTGCTCTAGTATAAACCATGCTATAGTTGATGATACAGCAGCGGCTATTATTTTCTTAATCTGATCAATAATGGTATGCTTATTTGCAGATGCAAATAAGCGCGCAAGCATAGCGAGAGCTCCTAATACAGTAATGAGCCACCCACCGTTTATAAATTCTTTAAGTAGAGCTTTTTCATCATCTATCATGTCATTATTTATAGATGAAGTAGTTATATTTTAAAAAATTACATATTACTGTTTAACGACCAACTCATTATTTCATAATGAAAGTTTTTCTCATCCAAGTCACCATTAATGTTAATGTAAGCGATAGGATCCACGTCTCCTTTTTGAAAGACTGTAATCTTATTGCTTTCTTTTTCGTATACGAACCAATTATTACCAATTTGACCTTCTAGCATTTTATTTATTTATGTTAATTCTATATTTTTATTCACGTGTTGTACTCGTATATTATATGAGTTCGTTAAAGTTTTCAAGCTTTAAATCTGATATTTTTTTATTAATATTTGTATAGCTTCTATAAATCTGACATACATCTTTTGCTAATTTTTCATATGTGCGAGCGTCTCTCTCCTCAGCAGAATTATAATAAACAGAATACTTATTATTATATTCCTCAAAATCTATTTTAAAATGCTTAGTCTGTATATAATGTCTGAGCTCATGTAAGATAGTTTTAACTGTCTGTAGCAAGGTTTTATTTGATTTAAGATCAATACCAATCATACTGTCTTCAGAACAAAAGTAAGAATAATCAAACTTTGTTTTATGTATCTTTAATATAACTCTTTTATTAGGGAGGAAGAATCTACTAATTATAAAGGACAGTAGATCGAAGTCTAACTTAGTATCCTTTACTATACCTGCCGAAGGTATTAGTTTTAACATTTATTTTAAACATTACTCCTTACGTAATATATATTCTAAAGATTCTAATTCTGTGCTTAATTTAAAGTTAGGAAAAAGACTCTCTAATTTTTCTGTAGAGAGTCTACAGTTGGATCTTGGCGCTTTTAATCCTAGATCTTGAGTAAAATTTACAAAGTTATAATCTTTATTATCTGGTATCTTATTATGATCCCTTATAACCTTAATAACATCTGTTGTTAAGAGAGGGAACTTACTTGTAAAATTTAATATGCCAACAGAATTAGGTCTAACCTTATTATCTATAATATAATATATAAAATTATTTAGATCGTGTAGAGATGTTTTAGAATTTACGGTCTCCACAAGATTCTCAAATTTTAAAATTTTATTTAAATAACTGCGTTCATGAGTTAATGAGCAATAAGGCATACGTATTCGGACAGTCATACCATAGTTACCTGCTAGAGTTTCATAGGCGTGCTTACTTTTAGAGTAGAAAGAAGAGTTGTCGTATAGGCCAAGATTTGGTGTATCCTCTTCATTATAATCTTTATTATAACCTCTATATATACAGCCAGAAGACAGATGAATATAGTCAATACCTTTTGACCTACAAGCTTTATTTGTCTCCACAGGACCTTGAGTGTTGAGGTACCAGCACTCTTCTTTTAAAGTTTCAGCTTGATCAATATTTGGAATTCCGGTAAATCCAGAACAGTTAATAACATAGGATGGTTTCTCAAATAAAAGATAGTTACTAAATATAAAATAGTTATTATAATTAATATCCGCTTTACTAATTAGTTTTACATTTAATCCTTTAGATTTTAAATGATTATATAGTGATGTACCTATATAACCTTTACCCAATATTAATATGTAATTCATAAAATTATTAATAGTTTTCATTTATATATTCCACTATGTCATTATAACTAGTATCGTCATTCTCAGATATAGCTTCCTCGATGTTCTTTTTAAAGTCTTCAGACATCTCACATAGGACCTCATCTTCTAAATCAATTTCAAGTAGTGTAGAAATATTATCTAAATTTTCATATATCAAATTAATATGATGCTCTAATTTTTTGAGTATAGCTGATTTTTTCATTTAATAATAAATATATATTCATTTAATATTAAGTTTGTTGGTTTAATTGAAAATGTTTTAATAAGTTTATAACATCTGTCTTAAGATAGTTACAATGAATAGGTCTAAAGGTAGACTCGTCAAGATAAAAAACAACTAATTTAGAACATTTTTTTCTCGTTAATTCTTCATGCATAAATGCATATATCGAAAGCTGTAGAGCGTACGTATTGAATTCGCAGTAAGAAAAATGATCAATAGGGTACTTGTGTGACTCGTTATACTGACTTGTAAAGCTAAATCTTTTATTAGTTTTAAAGTCACCAACTGTAAAGAAATCGCCGTGATCAAAAATTAAATCAGCGGTACCTGCTAACTTATACTCGTGATTATACAGGAGCTTTTCACTACTAAAAGTTTTAAATTTATCGATACTAGTGTTAACTATGTTATCATATGACCTGTATAGCCATCTATAATCACTTTGAATCTCGCCAACAGTTACGTAATTCTCAAGTAGTTTGTGAATATAACTTCCTCTGTCTGTAGATTTTTTATTCTCATCAGCCCAGGCTTCTAGAACCATTTCCTGTGGTACTCCCTCTCTCTTAGCTACCCTAAGAGAGTGATATTCTTTATCAAATGGTTCTTTATATTTAGATAGCAGGGTCGTGGTAGATATATATCTATCCTTTGTCTCCGTATTAGTATATGTGTGAGAATCGCTATCAAATACAATCATAAAACAATTGTATTGTAGTTCGTTATAAATTCAATTAGTAATATGTGCCGTAAATATCAGTATTATTTGAGGACATATCTAAGACGTCTGTCTTAGAGGTATTATATGGCTTTTCATTAATTGCTAGTTGATCTACTATATCAAATATCATACCTTGTTCTGGGTCGTAACTCAAAGTACTAAACGCATGAGGCTCTTCATATACATTCCATTTATAATATATACTACCCTTCTTAAGAGTAACAAATCCATTGCTATTATAGAGTAACGTATTATCTGTTGTTGGAAGAACATCTTGTAACCCTGGAGTAAACTCTATAGCTAGCCAAGATAGATTATAATTACCCACTGTTAAGTACATTTCTCCATCTATAAAAGTATACTGGTTATAAACACCTTGAACTTCAAAAACTGGTCCCCAGTATAGCTTAATGTCATTTACAGTAGTGGCAGCTATACCTGCATATTTGCTTTCATATACTTGATTATTAACAGGTTCTTGTGGTGCATTAGGTTCAAACGAGAATTCATATCTCTTAGCTCTCAATCTGTATACATAGTGACCCAAAAGAGGGTTTAATGAAGATACATCTTGATCTACCCTTTCTGTAATCTCAAATACTTTAGCGCCTCTACCATTAGGTCTATCGCATCCCAGTGTAATAACCTCAATTAAATCACCAGCTTTAGGTTCAATGGATTGATTAAAGCTAGCATAGTTAACAGCGGGAGATAAGGTATCGGTAAATGTAGATATGTGTAGATAACCTGTTAAATCATCTCCCGCAGCATAACCAAATTTGGATAGACTAATAGAATTTTCAGACAACTCAATATACATCTGTAACGCATGCGGACCATTAAATCTACTTAAAGCGTCCTGACCGTATAAGGTATCTGCGTTGTCTAAGTTAAAT